TATATCCGGCAGATGGTTCTTCAAGATCTACTTCTTTCGGTGCATAAGTTAATAATGCACTGTTATCGTCGAAGACAAATTTCATATCGGCTTTCTGACCGATTTCTGCTGCATTATAAGTTGCATACAGAACTTTTACTTCTTCCAGACCAAGTACCGCTGCAATTACCTGTTCGTTAACAAGTGCTGGATTCGGTGTTGACCCTGAACCTGTAACTCTTTCTAAGAACTGCGGATGATTTTTGATTGCCTTATACGATCTGTATCCTAAGCATAATTTGTTAGGCATTCTACGTCCGTTTAAAAGGATTTCTTTCTTCATCTCATCAAACTGACCTACGATGTCCGCGTTTGCATCATCAAAATGCACAAACTGTTTAGATGTTGAAGCTGTTGCTTCTCCTGTCTTAACATTTGCCCATGCGTCAGCATTGAAAAACTTGTTTGCAAAGACCATATCAAGGTGCAGATTCATCTGTTCTGAAACCTGTTTTACCTTTGCACGTCTCGGATCAATCGTTGCTGGTGCTCCAGTTCTCTGGTAATCCAGAGCTGTGATGTTATCTACTCCGACGATGATCTGATCTACCTCACATTTGTAAGTATCATCTGAATGAGAGAATACAGCCGGATCTACTGATCCGAACTTAGGCTTTCTCTTTACCTGGTCTTTCGCGATCTCTTCTTTGTTGAAGATATAGTAGCTTCCAGTGCTTGCATGTACTGGAAGAATTGGAAAGATGCTTGGAGCAACATTCATTCCAGGTGCCTGAAAATAGCTCATTGCCATATTGGTTAAATAATAGTTTGGTCTCCAGCCTTTCGCAATATCAACTGCGATTGCTGCTGCGTTGTTATGTCCTGTGTTCATTTATTTCATTCCTCCTTTATTTACGCTTCATATCCAGCATGGATGATCGCAACGTTTACGATGTCTCCTTTTGCTGTCGCTGGTGTCAGTGCCATAGCTAAGATGTACTGCCCTGTTGTTGCCTTCTGGCATAATCCCTCTGCATCAACAGCAAGGAAATCTCCAGCCTCAATCTTTGCACCAGCTGCCCACATGCCCTGATTTCTGATCTGAACAGTAATATCATCGCCTTTGGCTACTGTTTCATCTCCAAGAAGCACAATTCCTGTTGCTTCCTTTCCGGCTTCAGGAAT